CTTATGTGTTGTTCCCTTGTTTGCAACGCTAGCCGTAATGCTTTATTACCTTGACTATCTACCGACTGCCCTACAATTCTTCCAGGAATCTTACGTTTATATTTCTCAGTGGTTGCAAAAAATGCTGCATGAGGTCCTCCATAACCCATAGGAACTCCAAACCTCTGCATACTACCAACTGCAATATCAAATCCCATCTCTCCTACAGGTTGCATCAACACTTGTGCAAGTGGATCTACAATCGCAATCTTCATACACTTACATACTTCTGCTAATCTTATTAATCCATTACGATGTCTTAAATTACCATGACTATTTGGTAATTGAATAATAACTCCAAAGGCATCACTAAAGAAAGATATTGGTATGGATTCATCATAATCTACCAAGATAATATTGATACCTAATGGTCTTGCTCTTGTCCGTAATACTTCTAATGTTTGTGGAAATATTTTACTATCAACTATAAAATCTTTTTTCTTACCTTGATTATATGCAAGTATCATTGCCTCTGCTGCTGCAGTACCTTCGTCTAACAATGATGCATTTGCAACTGGTAATCCAGTAAGTTCTGTAATCAGTGTTTGATAATTAAATAATGCTTCCAGTCTACCTTGTGATATCTCTGCCTGATATGGTGTATAGGATGTGTACCATGCAGGATTTTCAAATACGTTTCTCTGTATTACTGGTGGTGTAATTGTTCCATAATATCCCTGTCCTATCAAACTTCTTTTAACAATATTATGTCTTGCAATATTCTTTAATTCTGTAAGTGCCTGTTGTTCACTACAACCCTCTGGTAATTTACTATCACCACGAAGTAAGATTGAAGTTGGCACTACCTCTCTTACTAATTCTTCTATAGTTGATAAACCAAGATCCGAAAGCATCTTGAGTTGTTCGGATTCTGATGGTCCGATATGACGTTGTATAAATTCTGACATTATTTTCTTACCACCAAACCACCATCTTCTTCTTCGTCATCGTCTTCAAGTTTTTTCTTAAGTTCATTGATACGATTTTGTAAATCATTGTACTCTTCAATATCACAATTTTTAAAAGTAACACCCATAACTTCTTCTCCTTGTTTGGGTGCTTCTGGGTGTGCATTACTACGAGGGTTTCTGTCTACATATGTTTCCATCTGTTGGATGACATATCCCATGGATCTCCACATAAAAGCAAAAGCAGCACCTGAAATAGCAGCAAAACAAATGAAGTATATAAAGACAGTTATATCGTTCATTTAAATCTTGGGATGTTCGGTTTTGGTATTTGTTTTAATTTATCAATAACATCATTCTCCACTCTGTCAACAATCTTATCAAGAATATCTATATCTATCTGCATGAAAGGAGGAATGATACCTAACAATCTAAGTAATCCATCTACAAATAATGCAAGAGCAGTGAACCCTAGGATCATACTAATGATAGTAGCATCCCTGTTGTGCTTACGCATAGATTCTTCATCAATGCGTCTTGCTTCATCTAATGTTTCTTTGAGTAATTTTTCTACTTCTTCTTTAGTATAGAAACTACCTAATCCTGGAATTTTCATATAAGGTTTTATACGTGAGAATCCTTGAATCAAACCCTTCTCAAAAGGTTTTAAATATATGCTTGATGGAAAATTATTTGTTGACATCATCCCAATCCGCTTGGAATAATTCCAACCCTTTGTCTGTCAAAATATTTTTATACATCTTCCAGAATACTAGTGGTGGAATGGTACATACATCTGCACCCATCAAAAATGATTGTTCCACTTGTCTAACATCTCTAAGTGATGCACTAAGCACATTGGTGGTCTGGAAGCGTCCATGATTATTGTATACTCTTTTAATATCTTTGATGAGTCCAATTCCATCGACGGAATTATCAACCCACCTTCCGACGAAAGGTGATACATATGTGGCACCTGCTTTTTCAGCCAAGATCGCTTGCGCGACCGAGAAGACCAAAGTAACGTTAACACTCTTTTGCTCCTCCCTGATCATACGACATGCCTTAAGACCTTCTACTGTACAAGGAACTTTAATAGTAACAGTTCTATAATCTTTAAATGCTTGTGCTTGCTCATACATCTCTTCAGCAGTATCAGCAACAACTTCAGCAGAAATTGATTGGAGCATTTTAAACTCTGTTGCAATTTCTTGTATCACTTCAATAGGATCACGACCGCTTCTTTTTATTAATGTTGGATTTGTGGTAATTCCATCAATCAATCCTGTCTCATAGGCAGGAGCAATCATATCTACATCAGCGGTGTCTAGAAAAATTTTCATATAAGTCTCAGGTTTTATTATATATTATCAGATTTTTTCTTGTCGTCTAGTTTTTTGAGGAACTCCTCATCAGGTGTGAATAATACATTACCTTCAAGTATTCTCTCTTCAAGTTCTTCTAATAGTGGGTCTCTTTGTTTAGAATCGGGCATTAAAAAAGGGGGGCATAAGTCCCCCCAAGTATACAATAGATTCAATCGTATGTCAACTAATTATAGATCCTGCTGTGATACCAACCACAATAAAGAAACCAAATTCAATTAAGTCTCTATAAGGACTATACAATAAGTTTTTCATTAACCGATAGATGGTGCTGTTAGTGCAACTTCTGTACATTTCTTTCATGCATAACTTCCATACCTAAGTTTGCTCTGTTAAGAACGTCACCCCATGTAGGAATGATTTTGCCATTAACATCTACAACACTTTGGTTGAAGTTAAATCCATTCAAGTTGAATGCCATTGTACAGATACCCATAGAGGTTAACCATACACAAACAACTGGGAATGTTGCAAGGAAGAAGTGTAGAGATCTACTGTTGTTGAATGATGCATACTGGAAGATTAATCTACCGAAGTATCCATGAGCAGCAACAATATTATATGTCTCCTCTTCTTGTCCGAACTTATAGCCGTAGTTTTGACTCTCT